AGTCATCCACGTCCACTGTATATTGAATATTTATGCGCTGTCCCATATTTTAACCCTTTAAGAGCTGTCTGTCCTTGTTCAAGTTTAAAGTGGTTTCCACTATTTCGGGGGCGCCCACTACTACAATTTCTGTACCGGTGTGGCCGCGGTTAATGGTAAGCTTAGAAAACCTATGGTTAGTATCTAGTCCTTCCGGCAAGAGCCCCTGCTCATTAAGTTGTCTCATTCTTGTTTCCTCCCTCACCATAACTACATGCTCGGGATTTACAAATATCTCTTTTAATGTAAACTGATCGCGAAGCGCGATGAAGGTGGGGTTACCCCCGCATACCTCAGTCAATTTGACTAACATGCTGTTCCTCCAAAGGGTAGGTTTCTCTTTTTAATACTGACCATTTCTCCCCCTTAAATAATATATACACCCTGTTAGCCGTTGGCTCATTTTCTAAAACAAGCGCGCTTACTGGTTTTTCCGTTTGATAATGCCCCACAGGCAAAGAAGATGAATCTTGTTTGATCATTATTACTCCTTGCGGGAGATAACATAGGTCTCCTTCTTTCATAATTTTACTCCGTTTGTATGATACCATAGTTAGTTGTAATGAGCGTTCCAGCACAACTCGCAGCGTTCTGCAGAGCAGTACGAGTCACCTTTACTGGATCTATTATACCCCGTTCAACCATACTTGTCAAGCAGCTTTCTCGAAAGTCCCAACCTTCTGAGTGTTCTGCGTTTAATACCTGCTCAATGATGAGATCGGGAGAATCTCCGGCATTTAACGCCATTTGATGAATAGGTTCGCGGCATGCCTGTTGAATAATAGTTGCAGCTAGCGAGTGCTCGCCCTTTGTGCCTTCGGCAATCTCGCTAGAAGCACGCAATAGCGCCACGCCGCCCCCTGCCACGATGCCTTCTTGCTGGGCTGAACTGACAGCTTCTAACGCGTCTTCAATTCTATGCTTCTTCTCGGTCATTTCTACTTCTGTTGCACCCCCAACACGAATAATGGCCACACCCGACGCAAGGCGAACCACTCGTTCTTGAATTCTATTACACTCTGGCAACGATTCTGTATCCTTAATTAGATTTTTAAGGGTCTCAATTCGGCCTTCTACCGCCTCATAGTCGCAACTGCCACCAACAATAGTGGTGTTATACTTAGTGCTCTCAATAAATTTGGCCGTTCCTAGGTGAGTCATTTTGATGTCGGATAGTTTAACTCCACTCTGCCGTGTGACAAATGTGGCTCCCGTGGAGATAGCAAGATCATTCAAGAGGTTACGGCGCTCCTCTCCGTACATCGGTGCTTTAACACCAGCAACCTTTAATGTTCCACGCATCGCATTCATAATCATAGCGGCTAGCGCTTGTCCCTCTATCTCTTCAGCCACAACAACCAAGGGGCGCCCTTCCCGGGCTACCATCTCGAGGATAGGTAGAATCTGCTCGACTGTCGTGATCTTGTGGTCCGTAGCTAAAATCAAAGGTTCGTCATAATGCATCACGCTGCGGCGCTCATCGGTGATAAACGCACCAGCACAATAGCCAGCGTCAAAGCGAAATCCTTCAGTTACATCTAAAGAAGTTTCCAAGGAGCGAGACTCCTCAATAGTAATAGAGCCATCTTGCCCCACCCGTTCCACAGCTAGCGCCACGAGCTTTCCAATACTGTTGTCATTGTTGGCTGAGATGCTGGCGATGTGCTCGATGTCGTCGGTAGTTGTGACAGGTTCTGCCATCTCAGTGAGATTGGCCACCACCTTTTTAACAGCTACATCGATACCGCGTTGCAGATCAATGGGCGAAACGCCAGAAGCAATAAACTTCTGTGATTCTCGTAAGATAGCTCTCGCGAGCACAGTGGAGGTTGTTGTCCCGTCCCCTGCGTCATCATTAGTTTGAATCGCAGCTTGCTTTATGATCTGCGCGCCGGCGTTCTCAAACGGATCTTCCAGCGACACAAAATGTGCGACTGTCACTCCGTCCTTCGTGATGAACGGCGTCTTGTTCTTTTCTTGAAGAAGAACATTTCTTCCTCTTGGCCCTAGCGTTGATGCTACGTTGTCGGCTAAGAGATTGGCGCCATTCATAATTTTCTGTTGTAGTTTTTGTTTGTTGTCGTATGCTCGACTCATTAATACCTCTTGGTTAATTGTTCTTTAAACACCGGCCACTTTCTTGGCTTTTTCTGCTGCCTTTTCGCCCGCTTCGGCGCCGATCCTGGCCTCCTTCGGCTCCCTCAAACCGTTAGCGAAAAATGAGTTTAGCTGGTCGGACATCTTGGCCATGTTGTCAAAGATGCTAAACACCTCATCCATTATCTCACCCCTCACTGAGTCGAGCAACTTTTGAATATGCCGAGCCCCAATCTCAATAGAGGCAATTGGCCCTTGCTTTTTTGTTTCGGGATCTGTTTTCGATCCAAATGCTCGCGATTTGGCGTCTGGAATTTTCCAGTGGGAGTGGGCCAGATATCCTCTTGTGTTGCTAATCGCTACCGCTTTAGCTTCCGGAGATAGCGGGTTATACCAGTTGGCCAACTCCGTTGCGTCATATTGCCATACAATTTTTTCGATTTCGGCGCCAAATGCATCTGACATTTTAAGCACCTCTTTTTTAAAGTTTCCAAACGCTGGGTTGACGAATTTTTTAAGAAGGGCCCCAATCTCCTTCCCTTGGGGAACATACCCGGTAGTTTCAAGGGCCCGCTGAAGCGCCTCCGCTGGGGGAACGAGGCCAGCGGCTTGGATTGCTTTAATCGAGGGCTTAATCGCATCGGCCGAAGGATCCCATGCGCCGTAAAGCAAATTAAAGTTAAGCTGTTCTGCTGCTTCTAAATTAGTAAGGGTCTGCTGGTATACTTCGCCCATGCTGTTAACAATGGCGCCTATTTGTTCTTCGGAATAGTGGGGGACTTCTTCTCCCTGTGGGTTTAGAACTACTTCTTGCTGTAGAAGTGGCACCAGCTTTTGATTCATATATTCTATCCACTGTGGTAAGATTTCATCAATAGTTCCCCGAGATCTCCTAGCGGGAAGGGCGCCGCCTTCCTTTGTTGTAACACTCGGTACCGGGCCGCTTTGATCTGCGTCCCATCTTTTGAGTTGTTCCATGAAAACTACCGAGGAGGCGATACACTTTCGCGAGTCGCCACTGGCTGGTCCGAGCACTGAAAATAAGTTCTGTCGTGTAATTGGAAATTGGTAAAAATTAATGGCGCCCTCTCGGCTAAGAGGATCTTCCTTGCCTCCCTTTGCTTTCTGTTGCTCCTTCCATTTCGTAAAATCTTTGGTGCAAACAAGATACATCATACCTCCCCCAGCGAACTCAGGGTTAGATGACCACATCTCATTAGGGTGTATCATATCGTTGGCAAGATCAAAAAAGCTTCCTCCCACTTCCAGTTGTCCTTTGGTGTACAACTTTAAACTAATGGGCGTGGGCTGGCCGCCGATGTTTGCTACGAAATCAGCAATAGTTTTTGCCCCAGCGGCAGGAATCTGACTACCGCCCATGAGTGCTGCCAAAAAAGATTCAAAGTTGAAACCGGCAGCCGATGCATTGAAGTTGGTGATGGCCATCGTCAGGGTTTTAACAAACACTAGGTATGACATAACTTCTTGGATATACTCAGCAGTTCCAGTTTTAGGGATCTCGCCAAATCCTTCTTTCATCCTAAGCGACACATTGTTGAGTTTTTTCTCAAAAGTATCACCTTGGACGCCCTTCAACCAGTTTTCAATTAATGAACGCTGAGTTCCACCGTGTTTGCCGTCTTCGTTATTTGCCCATCCAAGTTCTGAAATGGGGACCAACGGAATATATTTGATATTATATGCTCTTGTTTGCTCTCTATCTTCTTCTTCGGTCAAGACCGTGGGGATATTGTCCATCATTTCCTCAATCATCTTCATCAGCGATTGAGGTGTAACAATTGCCTTTTGCTTCTTTCTGTACTCTTCTTTTAATAGTTCTCGCAGATCCGACATGTTAGCTCCTCATAATACCTTGTCAGCAATTCCATATTCAACGGCTTGCTCTGCAGATAAATAGACGTTAACTTTACGTTCTAGCATTTTTTTCAGTTGCGATTTCGTCATTTTTGTTTCTTGTGTCAAACAATTGATGTACATTTCTTGTAGTTCTTGGATCGCCTCGACTTCATTCACTAAATTGTGAAGGTCTCCGTGGTTGCCTGAACTCACTGAGTGAAGCATGATACGGCAGTTCTTCCCAACCTTGCGCTCACCAGGGGTTCCCCCTGCTAAGAGTAACACGCCGGCCGACATAACCTTGCCCATCCCGATGGTGTGAATCTCTGTTTCCTTTTGAACTTGTTTCATTATATCATATAATGCAAACATATCATCAGCATTTCCACCATACGTTGAAATATAAAAGTCAATGGGCTTTTTTTCTTCTTCGTCTTCTTTAAGACGGTTAGTTTCATTTAAATACAAAAGTGCCTGTGTGACTTCGGCGACCTTCTCTTCGGTAATATCTGTGTAAAGCCCCACCACTCTCAACTCTGGTTCCGGGGTGGCCTCCGGCCCAGTGTTCACGAGAATAACTTTGGGGTCTTCTTCAGTAGCCCCTACCTCCTTACTGGTGAACATGGTGCCAACTTTTTCTTTAATGCGATCAATCATTGGTGCTCCTTAAATGAATGAGTTCCAGCAAATCTTTATTTTCTTCAAGATATTTCATGCCGGCGCCCCAATTATCGAATTCGATAAACTGCCGAAATACTTGCGGGTGAGCATCAATTAGTTCTTCAATGGACTTCTTTTTATAATGTATTAGTTCACCTTCAAATCTATAGGTGAATGCCTGGATATTTTGTTCGCTGCTTTCTACCATTTTCATATGATGGAGTCGCAATGCCCGCGAATAGGAAAAATGTTCCATCGAGCGCGCCAGCATTAGTAAACACGTTAGTTGCGCGCCTTTTAACATATTAATACTTGTGCGACTGGCGTTTAGAAAATAAAACGTTTTGCACGTTAGATATCCAAATGCATATAGAGTCAAATATAAAAACCATTCCATACAACACCCTCAAAAAAATAACCACCAGATGCGACTGGTGGTTAAACTATAACAGTTTCAGAGTGTTTTGTCAACTACTTTTTCACCAGACGATTCATAATTCTTTCGGCTAGCTGATCAACCATCTCTGTCTGTTGGTTTTCCTTTGCGAGACGAGCGGCGACGCGTCGGGCAACCTCTTGGACGATAGCGTCCTGGCTGTTTCCCTCTTCGATGTGTTCTTCATCATAGTCCATGTCGCCCTTAAGTGCATGAATATGCTCCTCGAGTTCTTTTACTTTGTCCAACATGTCATCGTAACGACTCTTGTCGGCATCTTCATCTTCTGAATAATGTGCGGTTTCCCGTTCTCTGGAATCTTCCTTGATTCTCCTCTTCTTCGTGCCTTCTTGATATGGCCCGCGGGCGCCAGGAACAACAACGTCTTCTTCTGCCTCAAGTGCTTCGCCGCCACCTTCAAGAGGCTCCTCTTCGACATCAAGAGCTTCCACATCTTCCTCGGGGGGGCCTTGCACGTCTTCGATCTTGTTTCCTAGATCCACAAGAACATCAGCTTCTTCGTCGGTAATGCTAACTTCAAGACCTTCTGGCTCTAGCTCTGGCTCTTCGAGTTCAAGGCCTTCGACATCATCACCTCCCTCGGGGCCCAGATCGACGTCAAGATCCATCGCTTCCTCAGCGATCTCTTGTAGCTTCCCGTTGCCTAAGGGCGTCATGCTAGCTAATTTCATAAAGCGACGAATCTCCGATTCCGTCAGTAGGGTCTTGCGCGCCATTATATAAATCTCCTTAAAATGGTAAAACTCACATGTAAATAGTCGCGATAATTGATAAATACCCTAAAAAAACAAAGTTGTAGCGTCTGGGTTGTCTTTCAATCTTTTAAGTGCCTTTGTTTCGATTTGTTTTACTCTCGCAAAAGAAATACCCAAGCGCTTGGCCACCTCTCTCAAAGTCATTGCTCCATGCTCATATATGGAAATTAAACAACAGTTATGATCTTCCTCAAAATTCACCCACAATCGGCATTCCGAGACATTGCAGTTCTTCTCTGTTTCTCGGCATTCTCGTGCACACCTTAATAAATTATCACTCATAACTCTGGGAACTCCTCTTCCAAAAGATCAAAAATATTCTCAACTTCTCCATCCGTTAGTGCAAAATCTTTTACCATTTCCTCTCCTTT